AACGAGATCCGGCAGAAGATCGGTATGAAGCCGTCGAAGGACCCCAAGGCGGACGAGCTCCGGAACAGTAACCTAAGCGCCCCGAAAGGGGAGGGCGAACAGCCACCATCTGAATCCGAAGGAGGAAATGTTCAAAATGGATCTGAAGTTTGACTTTAGTGGCTGGGCTACCCGAAACGATCTTGTCTGCGCTGATGGGCGAACCATTCGCCACAACGCATTCGAGCACTGCGACGGGAAGACGGTTCCTCTTGTTTGGAACCACCAGCACAACGAACCCACCAACATCCTGGGCCACGCCCTCTTGGAGAACCGCAAGGACGGCGTCTATGCATACTGCACGTTCAACGAGAGTGAGAGCGGCAAAGCGGCCAAGGAGCTGGTGCAGCACGGGGACATTGTGTCCCTCTCCATCTATGCCAATGGGCTCCGGCAGACGCCGAACAAGGACGTCATGCACGGCGACATCCGCGAGGTCAGCCTGGTAGTGGCCGGTGCGAATCCCGGCGCCTTCATTGACTTCGTGGACATGGCTCATGGGGAAGGCGGTGAGCAGGAGATGATCCTGTCCGCTTACGAGCCTATTT